CTGCCCGCTGTCTGCTTGCCGTCCAGCGCGGTCTGAAGCCCCGTAACGTCAGCAATGACGTGGTTGTGCGCGGACGGCGTGAACGTCGTCGGCTTGCCCGCCAAGTTGGTCCAGGTGAAGTTTGCCGTCGCCAGCTTGAGATCGAGCGCGGTCTGGAGGTCGGTCTGGCTCGACAGGGTGCCGGTGATCGACCCCCAGACCCCGGCGCCGCCGCCACCGCCACCGCCCACCGCCCAGTAGGTGTCGTAGTCAGCGGCGGAGAGCTTGGTCAGCACTTGGCCAGTGGAGCCGCCGGCTGGCACAGCCGTTGTTGCTGCTTCCGCCGCGCTGGCGGCTGCGGCGGCCGCGCTCGCGGCTGCTGCTTCCGCCGCCTGCCGCGCGTCCTCTTCGAACGCCTGCACAGCCGGCGAGGCGCCGCGACCGTAGAAGCTGGACGTGGCTCCGTCTACGCCGGTCGGCTCTTGCACGACCACGTTGCCGGGGGGAGTACCTCCCTCTTCCTGCTCCAGAGGAGGAGGGTTGCTCTGCGAGAAGAAGCCGCTGCCCACTTAGTACCCGCTCAGGATCGTAGCGGTGCTGCCAGAGGTTTCAGCCTGGCGAGCGTGTTCGGTCAGGCGGTCCATCAGTTCAGTGAACTTGGCCTTCCAAAGGCCGACCTTATCGGCGCTCATGCCAAGATAGACCCCGCCTTCGACCAAGGCGCCGTACAGATAGAGATCCGGCGACAGCAGGAATACGCTGTTGGTCGCCACGGTGCCGGACAGCCGATCCGGTTCGGCGTAGTAGACCATCCTGAGATCGTCGCCGGTCGTGGTGGTGTCGCCAGGGTTGGGCCAGAACATCAACTGGCCGCTCTCGCGGGCGAAGTAGTACGGCTTGCCCGAGTGCGCGCCGCGGGTCTTGAGATCGGTCAGCGAGATGCGCTCGAGCGGCGAGTCGTTAAAGAACACGTCCTTCGCCTCGAGGAAGTCGGCTGGGATGTATGCCAGGCCGTCGCTGTCTGTGTCCAACAGCACGATGCGCTCCATCGTCGGGATGCGCAGCTTGTGGAAGATGTGGTTCTCAGCGAACGAGACAAAATCGGCCAAACGCGCATCGCTGATGTCGTCCCGGTTCAGCCAGTCGGCGATTGCCGTCTTCAGTTCACTGTAGTTAGCGACGCTCACAGCTTACCTCCGCGGGTGCGGAGATATGCATAGTCTGGATCGTTGAGCAACGCAACCATGCGGATCTTGTCTTCCGGCGTGGGCGCCATCGCGTTGATGCCGTATTTCTGTTTCCACTCAAGCACGACCGCCATCGGGATGCTGGCCACGCGAGCGAAGTCGCCAAAGCGGGAGCCGATGCTGTCGGCCTGCGCGCGCCGATTGGCGTCAAGAATGGAGGACACGTCCTGCGTGTGGCGAAGGACGTGCTTGCCTTCCGCCGCGTCAAACTCGAGGGTGGTTTTGACTTCGTCGGACATCTCTGAACTTTCAATTGGGGAGAGAGGGCCGACCCGAAGGCCGACCCTCCCCAGTTCCGACTTAGGCAGTCAGATCCTTGGCCAGACCCGACGCCTCGTCGTTTTCGCAAACGAGGGTCAGTTCGGTCAGCATCATGCGCTTGTCGCTGTCGCCGTCCTTAGCGAGGACGGTGGTCGACATCGGGCGCAGAACCGCACGGCTCCAGTACTCGGTGTCGAGGACCATGGCAGTGTTGGCGTTCAGGAAGCGGTTCGGAACCACTGCGACTTCGCCGAACGGCGAGACGTAGAGGTCAACCGCGTTCACGACCTTCTTCTGCATGCCGAAGTCGCGGGTGCGACCCGAGGCAGCAGCGAAGCCAGCCACGATCAGCGAGTGCGACGGGGTCACCTGGAGCTGGTTCGGCATACCGCCAGCGGTGAACACCTTCTGCATCACGTCGAGCAGGATGGTTTCGGTGAAGGCGCGGTTACCCGCGTTGCTGTTGGTCGTCGCAGCAGCGATCTGGTTCTGCGCCGAAGTCAGCTGGCGGGCGGTCGAACCGTTACCGGCAGTACCTGCCTGGCCGGCACCAACCATCGCGTACTCGATGTCGCGCTTCAGTTCCTTGCCCTTCTTGGCAACGAGACGAGCAAGCTCGTCCGCGCGGCCGTACAGACCAATGGCCTGCGAAGTGCCGGAAACTTCCACGACCTTCTTGAAGATCTGCGTGTTGGCAGACTTGATGGTCGTGTCGGTGGCCGAAGCAGTACCAGCTGCCGCGCCTTCAACAACCGCGTTAGCGGCCGGCGAGTCCAGCTTGTCCTGCTGCCACTGGTGAACAGTAGCCTTGGCCTTGCCGGTGCCGATGGACGAAAGGAAGGGAGTGTCGGTCGGCGAGATGTCGTAGATGATGTCTTCGACGTCTTCGCGCTTGCCGACGAGATCGTAGGTCTTTGCGACCCCAGTGATAGTAGCCATGATTCGTGTTACCTCAAGCGATTGGCCAAGAGTGCCACTGCGTCATCGACCTTGCCCGTCTGCCGAAGCCGCTCGCGCTGCTTCGTGTTCTGCTTCCGGTTGTTGACGATCTTCGCTTCTGCGGCCTTCTTGTCCGACAATGTACGAGTAGGCGCCACCTTGACGGTTTTCTCGGTAGCTACCTTGCGACCCCTGTCGTACTGCATGGCCAGCCAGATGGACCGAATCGCGCGGTGGTCGGCGATGTTGTTGAACTCATCCGGCTTGAAACCCAGTTCATTCTGGGCGTACTCGCCGATCTGAGCGTACAACTCGTTGTTCCAGCCAGGGATGGCGGTCTTCAAGATCGCCACGGATTCCTTGGCTTGCGCCTTCAGCGCAGTTTCCTGCGCCTGCTTGGTCCGCTGTACGAAGTCTTCAGTCTGCTGGCGGATGCCGTTGAACAGAGCAGAGGATTGTTCGTACGCAGCTTTGGCCTGACGGTACTGGTCAGGGTTTTCCGCTGCTGCGCGCTCCCAATCAACGCTTTCGAAACGCTGAATGTCGGCGCCCACGGCGGTCAGGATGCTGTTCAGCGAGGAAGCGAAATACTGCCGTTCATCTTCGGCGGCCTTCCGTTGTTCCGCGACTGCCTGCGTCTTCCTGGTGTAGTCGGCCTGACGGAGGTATCCGAGTTTGACCTCTTCAACGTCGACCTTTTCTCCGTCGATCTCTAGGAACTCGGGTTCCTTGGCGTCGTCGGGTTCAGAGTCGTCGTCTGATTCCTCTTCGGTATCGGCTTCTCCCTCTTCGTCCTCGGTTTGGCCATCTTCGGCTTCCTCGGACTCTTCGGTATCGGCTTCAACCTCGTCCTCAACTACTGCGTCGCCCTCGTCGGGCTGATCATCGGCTTCGGCGTCCAGGTTGTCCGATACTTCGGGGCTGGAAAGGACCGCGGCCAAACGCTCTTCTACGCTCGGTGCAGAGTCCGCTTGGGTTTGCTCTGTCAACTCAAGTCTCCTATCTAAATCAATCGTCGCTCTCGTTCAACACCAAATGGTTGATGCGGGATGCGATATTGTTAACGAACATCTGCGATGCGCGGTGCAGATGGTAGAGAGTTTCACGCTCCCCCACCGCGCTGGGGTCGGTCATGAACATTTGCTTCTCGAGGTCGGCCATAAGGTTGGCGAACGCATCGTTGAACGCATCGTTCTGGAGCAGCCGCGAAGCTTGGTCGGCCAGGTGCTGGGCGTCAGTTACCGGGGTCAGGTCGATGCTCACTTGCGATTCCCCTTCCGCGGCTGGGCCGGCGGCAGTTCGATGTCGACAAAACCGATCAGGCTGTCGGTCAGCACGTCGAGATCGGCGGCCTTCCTGTCCTCGTCGCGCTTGTCGGTCATCTCCTGCGTGATTTCGCGCTCACGGCGTTCGCCGTTGACTGCCGGCGCGTACTTCAGGGAGGTGTAATCCTTGATCATCGCCCGGTACTGCTCGCGCTTGACGGTGGCCAAGTCCTGACCCTTCATCTTGCGCTGGAAGGCGGCTACTGCCTTGTCAAAGTCCATCAGCTGTTGTCCTTGTGTTCCATCGCCATGCGTTGGTTCTCGGCTTGGATCGTTTCCACCTTCATGCGGTGGCGAAGCTCCATCGCGCTGAGAGCCGTGTCCGTGTCGAACTTCTCTGCCTCGTCGCCGACTTGCTGCGCGCGGAGAATGAAGTCGTTCTTGGCGATCTGGATGTCGAGCAGCAGGCGGTCTTCGTCGATCTGGAGCTTGGCGGCGTCGATCTGTACCTTCTGCTCGCCAGTGGCCACCTTGCGGTCCTCGAACTCGAGCTTCTTCATCTCGAACTGCTGCGCCATCTGCTTGTCCTGCTCGGCCTTCTGCGCGGCCTGCCGCTGGCCCTGCTGGTATTCGGGCGTCTGCGGCGAGAGCAGGAACTTGTCGGCGCCCTTCAGGCCCATCAGGTCCATCGCGCGCGACAGCAGCGCGTAACGCTGCGGCACCTGATACATCCCGCCCAGCGTCGGATCCTGCGGGTTGGCCGTCCACATCTGGTCAAGCATCGTCAGAGTGCGCGCTTCGGCCGCGCGGGCGTCAGGAGTGAGCGCCACGGCCACTTCCATCTCGGTGCGGTCCTTGAGTTCGCGCGGGTCGATCTCGACGAACTGGCCTTCCAGCTGCACCATCTTCGGCTGGGCGTCGTTCTCAATGGACAGCCGGTACAGGTCGTACATCAGCGGCTTGAGGAAGCACTCGGCGAAGTTGCGCGCCATCACCATCGTGCGGCGGTTGCTGGCATTCATATAGCGCGTGATCAGGTCGCTGCTGTTCTGCTTGCTGACCACGTCGGAGTCGAGGCCCTTCGACATACGGCTCGAGCCGCTGCGCTGCTCCTTCTCCTGCTCCAGCAGTTCCATCGTCGTGAAGACGTTGGGGCTGATCTGCGGCGTATTCAGCGGCTGGACGACCGACGTCGGGTCCATCGCGTTCACGTCGATCACCGCGCCGACCTTGTTGTCGATCAGGTCGCGCGGGTTCCGAACCAACGAAAGGTTGGCAAGCCAACGTGTCGTGTTCGTCATGAAGGCGTTGTCGATCACGCTGCGCTTCAGCGACGACTGGCTCTTCTGGATGTCCAGCAGCACGTCGGCCAGGCTAAGGCCCACAGCCTTGTGCGGGATCGGGAACGGACACCAGCCGCGGAACGGGTGGCTCTCGACCTTCTCCATGTCCAGCAGAACGCGCTTGGAGTGGATGACTTTGGCGGTGCAGCGCGCGTCGACCGCGGGGTCGTAGATGCGGATGTAGCTCTCGTAGACGGTGACGAACGAGCGGTTCGGGTGATCGTCGCTCATCCGGGTGTTCTCGGAGAACTCGTCGTAGCTGTCCCGGCCGGTGGTCGAGTCGCGGTACGGATCCATCTCCTCGTCCAGCTTCTCGACCTTTTCCGGGTCGTAGCCGTCCTCGAGAAGTTCGCCGATTTCCTTTTCGTGGCGGTAGGAGACGAAGTCGGCATCCGCCAGTGACTTGGCGCGCGGGCTGATGTACAGCCGCTCGGGTTCGCAGTTGACGACGCGCACTTGGCTCTTGTCGATGCGGCGCTTGAGCTTACCACCGTAGATTGTAACGGCGGGCGCGACAAGCATCCCGTTGACCGGATCGACCACCGCCTCTTGCAGGGTTTCTTGTTCAATCTCGGTGATCTCGACATCGGGCTGGGACGCCAGGCCGACAAACTCAGGCTCCGACAGGCCGGCGAACCGCTCTTCGGTGTAGGTGACGCGGCTGTCCCACCACCGCTTCACTACACCCAGTTTCGCCACCAGGCCGTCGTGAACGGTGTCGTGGAGGATCTGGTAGCCCTCGTTCTGCCGGTAAAACAGGTAGTTGACCCAAGCCGTCGCCTGCCGCGCCTTCTCCACGTCCTGGTTGGTCTGCGGCATGAACTCGACCACGCGCCGGTCGGCGGTGAAGGTGTCGAGCATCAGCGCCTTGGTCGACTCGACAGCGTCAAACACGTCACGACTGACGTGCTGGCTGCGGCCCTTGATCTCATTGCCCAGCGGCTCGCCGTAGTAGTACCGATGCGCCTTCTCGCGCTGCTCGCCGATCAGCGACTCGGTGTAGGTGTCCGCGGACTCGAGATTTTGCTCGAGCAATGCCAGCAGTTCTTCCTCAGTAAGCTCTTCGGTTTTGATTTCGGGCATGGCTCGTCCTAAAAGTCGTAGTCGGGTGCCAACGAAAGGGTGTGCTTGCCGTACACCTCTGGCAACCGTAGCTCACCCTTCGATACACCAAAACGCTGCACAGACAAAGACGCATATCGCACGGCGTCGAGAAGGTCGTCATGTTCCTTCACGATCTTGCCGTTCTTGCGGTGGTAGCGGCGGAACTCGTCGAAGAAGTCCTTGATATCAGCGAAAACTTTGAAGCGGCCCGTCCGCATTCGCTCGAGGATCTCCATGATCCCCGGCTCGACGAAGTTGGTTCCATCGGGATTGGTGAAGCGGCCGACCACGTTCAGGCCCGCTTCGCGGTAGAGGTCAGCCAGCGTGTTACCGCTGCCCTTTTCCGTGTTATCGCCATCGTGCGGGTATATCAACGGGATCGCGGCGCCCTTGCCGCGGATCATCGCCGAGTGGACCGCCGGGATCTCGCCCGCGCGCTTGTAGGCGTCGGTCAGGTACATGATGTCGCGGTCGGCGTCATACGCCATCCAGGCCACGGCGGTCGGGTGCGCGATGCCGAAGTCAATGGCGGCGACGATGCGGAAGTGGTTGGGTATCTCAAACGGGTCGCACTTGATCGCCTCTTCGGCCACCGGGTAGACCATCCCTTCGCCCAGCACCGGGATGCCTTTCGACCGCATCTCGCGCTGATACTCGGGGATCGCCGCCAGTAGCTGGCTCTTCGTGTCCTCGTCGAGGTGCGGCGCGTCGTCCCAGGTCACGTTCTGGAGGTACTGCCCCGGTTTGAGGCTCTCCATGAACTGGCTGACAAGCTCAGTCATCCCGTTTTCCGGCGTAGCCGTCAGCAGGACGTAGCCGCCCTTGCCATCGTTGCCGGTGGCCGTGCGGGTCAGCACCTGTGGGTAGATTTCGGGGTCGGTCGGCTCTTCGTCGATCAGCGCGATGTCGATGGACGACCCCATCAGCGGCCCTTGGCCCTGACTGTACGACTTGAACGACAGGCAGCTGTAGCCGCCGCTCTGGTGGTAGACGAAAACGTCCTTCGCCAGGCGCGGTGTGCCGGCGGCTGGGGTGATCGAGCGGATCTCGTCGGGCAGGATGTAGGCGCCGTCGAACACACGGCCGTTCAGGACGCCGAAAAGCTCCTTTTGCAGCACGTCGCGCATCTGCTCGCCCGTGACGCCCAGCGCCCAGGCGTTGATCGGCCGGTGGAACTTGATCCCCGGCCACCAGTCGGGGTATTTGCCAGTGAGGTGGCAGGCGATCTCGTAGCAGGCGCTGTAGGACTTGCCGACGCGGTTGGCGGCCATCAGAAACCGCTGTTTCGAGGTCTTGCCAGCGCCGTAGAACTGGATCTGCCACGGGTACGGCGTGAAGAAGTCGAACTTGTGCTTGCGCTTGTGTTCGCGGATGACCTTCAACGCCTCGGCGAGCGCGACAGCTTTCTCCTCGTCGGCCGCCGCCAGACGTTCCGCTTCTTCGATCTTCGCGTCCTTGAGAACTTTGCCGAGATCCGGCTTGAAGTTCTCGTCCAGGAGTTCTGTCAAAAGGTCTGTCCTTTAAACCCAGGCGCTGCCCGAAACATCGGTTGCCGATGCGGACGCGACCTTGATGAACTTCGCGCCGGAGCCGAAGTTGATGCCTGCCGCATCGTTCCAGCCGCCCGTCTGTCCCGCCGTGCCGACAAAGAAGTAGCGCGGCGCGGTCCCGGTTGGCGTGGAGCCATCAAGGCCCATCCCGGACGGATCAAGCACAAAGGCACTGCGGTTGGCTGAGTTGGTGAAGTCCACGCGCTGGGTCGTGTTGATATACAGCCCCGCGATCTCGTAGTCCTTCTGCGTAGCGCCGGGACCGACTTGGTAGCTGGTCATCGAGCGGCTGTAGCCAACCTGCGAGCCAACAGCCCATGTGTGCCCTGAAGTAACGCGCACCCCGTCGACGTAGCAGTGCAGCCCTGTGCCGACCGTTGTGTCGCTGGTATCGAAGCTAATCAGAACGTCATGCGCCACGTTGTTCGAGAAGCTGGCGCTCATGATCTGCGCAATCGTAGTAACCGCCGCGTTACGCAGGTTTACTCGCAGGCTGCCACTGGTCGCGTCGATAGCGATCTGGACCGTGGCCGAACCCGCCGAGACGTTGAAAATCTGCGTCTGTGCAGAAGGTGCGCCGTTAACCTTGAGACCCCAGATGGCAATCGTGCCAAGGAAGCCATCGCTACCCATCGTAGTCGCGCCGGTTGCCCGGAACAGGTCAGGAGTAGCCGTGTCGAGCAGCACCACCGGGCGGGCGAAGGTCGAAGCCGTCACGGAGTTGAACGAATAGTTCTGGCTGGCCGCAGAGCCAGTCCCTTGCAGCGTCACCGTAGCGGTCGTGGTGGTCAGGCCAGACGCCGAGTTGGTGACATTCAAACGGATAAACTTGCCGCGAGTATAGGTACCGCTAGCCGAGGTTGCGACCGTAGCGTTGGTGCCCGCAGCGTCGTCCGCGAATTGGTACGTCCCGCCCGTGATGGAGATCGAACCAGTCGAAGGCCCGCCCATAAGCTGAACCCAGCTCGATGACACGCTCGATGACGGCGTCTGCCCAGACAGGTCGACGAAGGCTGTGAACACTGGCTCCTTGGTTAGGTCGGTCGTACCGTTGGTGTAATCTAGGTAACCATCCGAACCCCCTGCGCCGGTCCCAGCGAAGGCGACTTCTGGAGCGAAGGCGGCCAGTGCCGCAGACTTGGTCGAAGGCCAAGACCCCGCGCCCCCCGCCGTTGTGGGGACAGCCGTGAACTTGGTTTCGTAGTCCGCCGTACTGCTCGGCGTCAGAGTGACATTACCGCTGGTGACGACAACCCCGCTGGTAGTGAAGGTCTCCGCGAAGTTCTTGGCGATGTAGCTATTGCCGATTGCCGTGCAGTTGGTGTTGTAGCGGGCTGTGGAGATCGTCGCGGTATTGTCCGCATCATCCGGCACGAAGCGTACGAAGGTGTTGCGGTAGACGTAAGCACCGTCGGTGTTGCCGAGGGCAAGCTGGTTCACCATCGCCTCTGACAGAATAAGGTTCCCGACCACACGAAGATTAGTGTAGCGCCGCGACGCGTCGTTGCTCTCCATGAAGACGCCCTGAGCATACCCACGGGTGTTGCCATTGACGTAGACGTTGCGCTCGATGGTGACGTTCGGCCAGTTCGAGGAGATCGTATCGGCGGTGAAGAACTGGATGATATCCGAGTGCGGGTCGAAGGGGTCGCCGTCGCGTGCCATCGGACGGGTGAAAAAGTTATCCGTGATCGAGAAACCAACTGCCGTACTGGCCGAAGGAATAAACAGTGCGATACTGTCGTGGTAGATACGGTCGAAAGTGCACCACTGCACGTCGACATACCCCGGCGAACTGACGCCAAACTTGAGGCCGTCCTTGAGGTCGGTGAAGGTGCAGCCGTAGAATAGCTGACGCCCGGTGAAGCTGATCCCACCGGAAGATGTTACAGCCCCGGCAGTGATGGTGTAGAACGGTCGCTGTGCGGCCCAAGTGATGGTCTTAACCTGCGTGGCGAGACCCGGGTTGGTTCCTGCGTTCGACGCGCCGCCGTTGGTGATGATGATGTTGGTGATAAAGCCCGACACGACATCGAACGTCCCAGTAGCTGGGACAGTCCACGTAACATTGCCGTTGGTCGACGTATTAGTGTTTACCGACCAAGCATACCCGGTCCCGTCCGCGAGCAAACCGCCGACGTAGTTGTTGGGGCTAGTGCTGGCCACCGCCGTGATCGCGCCCGCCGTGAAGGTCGGCACAATACAGGCGTATTCGGGGTAGACCGCAGTTGGGTTGAAGTCGTTGGTGTAGACTGCACCAGTTGATCCCGGGCCGCCGTAGCCACCCCGGAATGTGCAGTTGTAGAACGTGTTGTCTCCGAAAGTCCCACTGTTGTAAACCCAAGCCGAAAAAGCGTTGTTCGACGATCCATTGTCAGCCCAACAGTCGGTGACAAACTTGAGGTCGCGGAAGTAGAGGTTACCGCAGCCTGCACCCTTGGCTCGGAGCAAGATCGCTGGCGAGCCTGAGTTGAGGCTGCGGAAGGTGCAAGTGGATGAAGGCGAGACGTTGAAGTTGGGCGCGGTAAACGTGCCGTCCATCGCCACGGTCTTGCCAGCCAGCGTTGCCGCACCGAGCGCAAGGACTGTGGTTAGTTCGCTGTCGTTGGTGACGAGGTATTCGAGCCGCCGCCGCCGGGATTGCTCGCGGCCCAATTGACCGCGCCGCTGCCGACCGCGCCCGCGTCGTAGGTGCCGCCGAGATCAGCAGGACCACCAACCTTCATATCCAGCATCGTAAACACATTATCGCGCGAAAGCGGCTCAAAGGTCGGGCCGTCGAAAGTCCCGCTGTAAGGCAGGGTTGCCCCCTTGTTGCCGCTGGTGATGTTGTCGGTCAGCGTTGGGCTGCCGCCGATGTTGTATGTATCGGCGATATTACGTTCGAGGCGATGCGTTCCGCTGGTCGTGCCGTTCGAGCCGGTGCCAAGCGATAGCTGCGCAATGTTCCCGGTCAGGTTCGCATCCGACTGGATAACTGTGTTGTTGAGTGCGACGCCGTTCTTGCAGTTTTCAACCTGGATCGGCCAAGTGCTGCCCGACGTGACCACCACGTTCCCGATGATAGTCGGAACGTAGAAAAAGCCGCTATCTACGCCGCTAGCCTTGTAGTCGCTGAGAAAGATGCCTTGGCCCAAACCGCCGCGCGAAGTGCCGGGGAACAAGATATTGCGGGAAATGTTGTAATTGCAGTCCGCCTTCGCGGTATTTGTCGCCACGCCGCGAATAGCGTCCGGATGCGGTGCGCCGCTGTCGGTCGATTTGCCAACACAGTCAGAAATTACGTTATCATTGATATTATAGGTGACGACGTAGCCTGTTTCTGTCGTGCTGCCCGCAGGAGAGGTCGTAATCGCATCCGAGTAGTAGTAGCGAATACGGTTTCCAGAAATTGTCCCGACCGCTGCCGCGCTCTGGCTGACTTTCATTACAACCGCCGAACCGCTCCATTCGATCAGGTTGTTTGTGACCGTGATGTTGCCAACCGCGTTGTCGTTCGACGAACTGGTGCGGATCAAGCTGATCCCGTTGTTCGGGTAGTTCGTGCTGGTGGCGTAGTTGCCGTTTGGATCGCCAGTCGCGCCACGAATATGGCAGCCATCAATGGTGATGCCCGCTGCGTTGTTGGCAGTCTCACCGATGATGTTAAACTTCGGCTCCGCAGCCGCCGTAGTGCGCAGGCGACGGAAGGTAACATTGCGAGTGCCGCGCAGGCTGAACTTGTCAACGTCCGCGTAGGTCGTGGTGTCGCGGCAATAAATCTCTAGGCCGCCGAAGTCAGCGCGGCGCAGGCGGGCAGCAGTACCGTCAACGCCGGTCGTGATCGTTGCGCCGGGGCGAATGGCAATCTTCTTGGCCGATAGGGTGGCCGTGGCCTGGACAATAACCGTATTCCATTCGCTTGTCTGACGAACGTCCCATTCGTTAGTAGCGATGGTGATG